CGTATCTTGTAGCCTCACAGCGGGTGTGAGGGACCTGTAGCTAACTACGTAGCAATTAAACCAGGACAGGGTTGAGCACGATGATGTATCCCGCAGACGCACGCTTGCTCAACATAGCGGCGTCAGCATAAGACAGCGAACCGATTATACACCGGCTCGACGTCTCACTCCCAAAACAAAACTCCCGGACCGCACCCTGTACACGCAGACTAAACATACCGCACAACGTCCGTAGATCGTCGTCCGATAGGCGCTTAGCCATGAGATGCATCAGAGGGTGGTGCCCGAAAGCTCCTGTCTTAGGGGGAAGTCGGAGAAGCTCGCTCGATGTCTCGCGGCCGTAAAGGCGGCGAGGTGCATTCGTCCGCACTTCGATGTGTGGGGTGGCCGCACTTGTCCCGATGTTAAAGCCTTTCCCGTAGGATGTGGCTAACATGTCGGTAGTTAGGCTAACCCCGCACAGCGTCATAGCGGTGCGCTCGAGTTCGGTCGCGCACTTAGTTAAATAAGTAGCAGTTGCATTTCCCGGCAACTGCTTAACCGCGCGCTCCAACTTAGAGAGGTCCGGAGGGTGCTCAACGAGACTAAGGGTCCGTATGTAGCCGTTGACGTTGTACACAGGCGCACCCTCCAGGGCGACGGCACCAGTGCACAGGTTCCGAAGGTGTTTGTAGGCAATGCCGGCTCGGAACCTAGCCGCATTTGCAATTAGAACGCCAAGTTCATTACACCCCGTCCGATTGATGCACGAACGTGCGCCGACCAAAAGAGTGTTTATAGCGTTCAGAGGGGATAGTTTGTCGACATTGGTCCAATTGCCGCTTATCAAAGAGGCAACAGACCGGGCGAAATAGCCGACAGAGGATGAAGGATTGATAGCCATCCGAAGGAATTCAGCAACTCGGCTACCGAGAGATTGCTTCGCCGGCGTCATTCTGCACCCGAACGCCTCAGCCTGCTGAAGTAGAGGGGCACAAGAAGTCAGATCACGAACACGGATAAAGACGTCGTCACCGGCGTGCAAAGCGAAGAGTTTGTCATACGTTGACACGCCCCACGCTGCGCGCAGATAAGCCGCATTCAAGACAGAGTTGATGAAGGTAGTGCCACGGTGACCGCTCATCAACGTGCCATAAACCTTCTTCCACTCACCGGAAACCTTACAGAAAGTACTATCAAAAGAAGAAACAAAAACAGAAGCGAGGTGAGGAGCGACGTGGAGTTTGTCACACAAAACGCGGATTACAGTCTGCATACTGCTAGTGCTGTGATGAGAATTGAAGTCATCATAATCCAGCATTAGATTAACGCCCCCGCCCATGAAAGACTTGCGGACACGGGATGCAATAGCAGAATGCCCGCCACCGCCAGGGTCGAGTAGGACACGCTTGTTGCGCCAAGCACGCTGTACTGGTCCCAACAACCACTCAAAAGCGAAGTAGGAACGGGTATCGCAAGCGTAGATTGCGCGTGATTTGCCGTGCTCCAGTTTCTCTGAGCACGAAACGAGTGTTCTACCAGTCCACGTGGGAATAGGGTTTACAGTGCATGTTTCAGCAGCCATGCGCCGGTATGTTTGTGTGTGAAAACGAGTGAGAGCAGAGTGGTCGATATCGAGTTCAGATGACGCAGCGGGTGAGTGAGACCCGTTGACACACCACAGCCATCTCTTATCCCAGAACTCGTCAACGTCGGGGAGAACACAATCCCGCATCTCGTCATCGAGAATAGCCTTGACATGCTTAGCTAGCTCATGCTGATCGCAATGTAAGACTTTCGCGGCAACACCCTCAGGAGAGAGGCGATAGTCGCGATCGGCAGACAGATCAACAGAGGCAGCGAGTCTTCCAGCCAAGACATTACCCTCGACCAACATGCAACCGAACATTATTTGACTAGCGCCGATAGCCTTTAGAACAATACTCATAGACTTCGCGAACGCAGGATCGGTAACATACTTGAATGCAATATCGTAGCCGAGACGCGGGAGATGGGAAGATAAACCAAAACCATATAAACAGAAAGCCTGCATGACGTCATCGTAGACAGCGCCACCAAGCAGAGCAATAAAACGCCCAACAGAGGCAGGGGAGAGAGAGTCAGCAAGGGCGGAAAGTAGAGGAGCCAGCCTCAAGTTGCCCTTGGAATAAACAGCAGCATGTTTCTTTTTCGGGAAGAGGGCGTGTCTGAACCGTTTATCACGCATGACGCGGAAGTAGAGAGCAGAACACGACCGCTCTGACTGGATATTGAATTTTTGTTTGAAGATAGAACAAATAGATGAGAAAGGCGCTGAGGCGGCAGCGGACCAGACGAACCCTCGTTCAAGACCAGAAGCAGTGTAAAATAGTTCAACCAAAGATGATTGAGTTACATCACACTGAAGTGGAAACGGAAGCGAGAGCACGGCAGAGGCTATAGGGAGGAGCGGGTGAGAGGAAGCGAGTCTGCCGAAAGAAGAGAAAACCGATGTGGCGGCGCCACCAAAATCATAGTCGAATAAGCCGGAGTACGAGGGGAGCGAATGCTCAACAAACAGAGATAAGAGGACCGAGCCGACACAGCCGAAGCGTTCAGCCCGCTCGGCCAATTCATCGGTGGTCGACATTTATTTATTGTCGGCCACCCGGGGGGGCATTGTCGTCGACAGGAGCGGGGGTAGGAGCGGACGGTTCAGAAGCATCACGTGTTTGAGTGCGAGCACGGTCGGATACAGCACCACCGCCGACATTCACACCACCCTCACGCGCGAGAGTAGGGTAACGGACGGCAGTGTACTGAGGAACAGCAGCGACAGGTTCACCTTGGTCGCCGTGGCGGTCAGTCACGCCAGGGTCAAGCAACTCAACCTTCTTATCAGGGCGATCACCGGCGTTCTGCTCCGTATCGTCGTGCTTGACGACAGGGTCGAGCTTGACAGTTGGGGCGTTGAGTCGGGGCGGTATAAACGAGATGGGCATAGCTGCATGATCGGCACGGCCAAAAACAGCGTACCGTGCATTGGCGGAGGCTAATTCACGAGTGGCACGTGTACGAGCCCGGCGCGCCGTAGAGTCATAAGTATTGGACTTGCCTACCTTCAAACCGAGTGGCCGACTCACGTTAACAGTGACACGAGATGACATGAATTCATCCGTGGTAGGGACGTGCTCCATAGTGGGAATACCATCGTCATCCAAATTCACGTGAGAAACGTAGATCCCCAAAGAGGCGTTCAAATTTAGGAACTCACCAGGGGCGGGGAAGGGAGACTGTCCACGAACCCACAGGTAAGACGAAATCGATGAGTCACGTTTAAGACGATCTTCAACCGACCCAAGAGCGTCAGAGCCGCCAGGGTGTACAATACCCATGGGGTCCATTTGCCGGATCCTGACACTAGACAGGCCATTCAAGGAATTACCCAACCAGTGAAAGAGCATCGGGGTTGTACGGGCGGATCGTACTTGCACAGCGAAAGCCGACGCGTAAGCATCACAGCTCCCGTAAGGGGTTATTGCTTCAAAAAGAGGGTGAGCGACTTCGACACCCACGTCACCTAGAGAGCAAGATCCAGCCACGCGAGCACGTTCAGGGCAGAACGCGACAGGCAAGAGGCTGGTTGGCTCGATCCAAAAGAAGGGCGCCACTGAAGCAAACTTAAGATGACGATTATCATCAGGAATACTAATGGAACAGGCGCTGAGGTGTCTTGCAACATGGTTCTCACCACCGTGACATCCGAAGATCTTTCCAAGGACACCAGCATAGTTATTGCCGAACTTATCCATGACAGAGTTTATCTGTGCGCGGTGTCGCGCAGCCATAGCAGAGGTGCCAGCAAGGTGCGAGCCAGGATCAACTTCAGGGTCAGCGTGGGTAGTCCCGTTAGATACGAATGGGAACAAAGAACCTCGGAGCTCAACACACGGATCAGCAAAGGCGACACCAGCTGCAGTGGTGAGCAGGATAGCGTCGCAGTAAGCGGCAACAGCATTAAAAGAACCGGTCTGAAGAGCCGGAATACCGGTATACACATCTAGGCCAGAGTGGATCCCACCAAACGGAGGGGAAAAAGAGCCACGACGGAACACGTCACGCATGAAGCCACCTTCGTCAGTATGTCCGACAACAGTAAGAGTCTTGTGCAAGCCACGCGCGAGTGCGTATCCGAACAAGGCTCCGACATCACAAGTGGCCATGTTAGCGCCAAGAATGCGCAAAGCTCCGACAATAGCAGCGGTCAGGGCAGAACCTGAGACAGAAGAAATCAAAGGGCGGCGTGTGGTAGCGTCGAGTTCAACCACATCAGTGGCAACGGCACTACCTTCACCGGCAACAGCATTAGCAAGAACAGAAAAAATGTTTTGGTTCATTTGAGTTTCAACAAGACGAGGAATAAAAACAGCATTAGTAAGAGCAGTAATAGGTGCGTCGGCAGCACCGAGAGTATGGATGGTCAACTCGTTATCGCCACGCAAGTGGCTAGACTCCAAATTGTCATACAGACTAGCACAGGCTAAAGCACGTCCAAGTCGTTCAACAACGCCTGCAAGATTGGTGATCTCAAAGACGGAGCTGAAGTTGGAGTACTTCCTAGCCAGATTGATGAAGTCATCACGCAGATCATTGTGAGTATCATACATCGCATCGTAGGACGCAACACCGATAGGGGTCACAGCAAGAGCGTTAGAAATCTTGTCATACACGCGTCCGACCTCATATTGAATAGATACAACACGAGACTCAGAGTTGCCCTGGAGAGTAGCGGACGTGCGTGCAGTAGACGAATACCGACGAAATTCGCCTTCCTTGACTCGAGGATTGCCTGCAGGAGCGCCAAGAACTCCAGACAGGAAGTGGTTAGTGACCACGGCACGGGGAACGGTAGGTTCAGAAGACATAATTTCCGTTGAGGTGATATTTGGCAAATACGTATAGCTATCAACGGAACCCTCCTTCTATAACGTATAAACCCGCCCGGACAGAGCACGCACAATGTTTCAGTGGGAATAATCGGTGGATCTGGTCAAGATTCCTGCATATCACCTCAGGATACTGCGTCGACCGAACACAGTAACTTCTTGGAAACGATAGGTCGTCG